AAGAAAAGTAAAATATTATCTCTTATTGAAAACAATCCACAAAATGTACAAATAAAGAATTTTTATTCTATTCCTAATAAGATTAGAACTTTGGTTAAAAATGATATACCAAATGAAATGGTTTTACTTGAATATTTTTAGTATTTTTCAGACTATTTATATGTTAAGAGAATAATGTTTTGTAAATGATATAACATGGCAATAAAGTTTATGGGTAAAAATCCACATAGAAAATTTGTTAGACAATTTCCGAACAGACTTATTAGACGCACAATTAATGTTGCGGAAAATGAGGAAAAATTAGACGAAAATAAAGAAGTTAAAACAAAAGAAGATATGGCTGACGAAAGAATTGAAAAAATTGAAAGCATAATGGGTACAAAAGCACCTAAACGTAAGGTAAAGGTTGAGAAAAAGGACAAGGGTTTACTTGAACGTACCGATGATAGTACAATTTTATTAACTGAAGATAATAAAATGGTGCTTAACGACTAATAATAAATTGAGATTAAAGTGTATTATATAAATGGACAAGAATTTTATAGAAAAAAATAATCTCAGTGAAGCCGTAGAACGTTTTAGAACGATTGCAGAATACAAATCACCAAGACAATCATTAAATGAATACACATTTGTAACAGCTGCGCAAGTAACAGAAGACGGACAAGAGGATGGTGGTGAAATGCAACAACCAAATGATGGTATGAATCAACAACAAAATGCCGCACCAGACGCTCAAAATCAAGGTGGTGATATGAATGGTCAGATGAATCAACAAATGCCACCAGAGGGCGCAGAAATGCCCCAAAATGGAGATATGGGTGCTATGCCTGCTGCTGATGGTGGACAACAAGATATGTCTATGGGTGATATGTCTATGGCTGATGGTCAAGAAGGTGGTGATATGGGTGATATGGATGTACCACAAGTTGAAGATGATGGTATTGAAACAGAAGAAATGGAACCTGACGATGAAGTGATTGACGTTGATGAATTAACTCAATCACAAGAAGCCACTGAGTACAAGATTGATGGTGTTGATGATAGACTTGCTAAGATTTTTGACGTTGTTCAGAAGTTTAGTGAGAAATTGGATAATCAAGAACAAAGTATTATTGATTTGAAAACTGAATTTGAGAAGAGAAATCCAACACCCGAAGAAAAACTCAACATACGTTCACAAGCAACATATCCATATTGTGAAACACCAAAAGGATATTGGGCAGAAAAAGCAAAAGAAAACCCAAATTATAATGTAATGTATGATAATGATGTATCAACTGCCGATGAACAAGACAAGTTTGAGATTAAAAAGAGTGATATTAGTGGTTTAAATATGAGGGATATTTCAGATTCGCTTGATATAGACCAAAATTTGAAGGATTACATAGGTTTTTAATCGTATTTTTTGTAGTATTGAGATATTTATTGTAGAGGGTTAAGAAATTAAAAACTCTCTACAATTTTTTTTATGTAAAATTTTGGTTATTTACCAGATTTGTATTATATTTGTAAATGTAAGTTAAGAAATTATAATAATTGTTAAAATATTAATGTAAAATGGAAGAAATTAAGTATGCATCTGTTAATGTTGATGCGAAAATGTTAGAAGAACAGTATGAAAAGATTAAAAATTCAAACACAAATGTTCAAAATCAAAAAAAGACAAGTTTTGACCCCAAAAATTATTTAGACCTTAAACTGAAAGAGGGCGAACAATCAAAAACGGTAAAAGTAAGGTTTTTACCAATTTCTTCAAGTGATTGTAACATATTTTTTGATATTATTACCCACGCTCTTAAAGTTGATAAGGAAATTGCAAAAAGTGGTTTCAAATCTTATGTATGTTTAGATTCCGAAAAGGCTGAAAGCGATGAGGAATGTCCTATTTGCAAAAAATCAAAGGAACTTTTTGATAAGGCTGCACAAGCACGTAAAGAGGGAAATGAAGTATTGTCAAAATCTCTCTTCAAGGAAGCATGTTCTCTTAAAAAGAAACGTACTTATATTACACGTGTAATTGACAGAGACCATGAGGATGAAGGTGTTAAGTTTTGGAGATTTAATGAAGACACAACAGGTAAGGGTATCTATGATATGTTAATGACCTTACAAAAGACAAGAAAAAAGGAAGCAGAAGAAGATGGTGAAGAAAATTATAGTATCTTTGACCTTTATAATGGTAAAGACATTATAATTAATGTTGGAAAATCATTAATTCCTGATGGTTTTGGGGGTTATAAAGAAAAAATATCTTATAATATTACTGATTCTGGTAATAGAAAACCTCTCTCAAAGGATATTGAAAAAGCAAATTCTTGGCTGAATGATAACAAGACTTGGAAAGATGTTTATAGTCTTAAATCAGCAGATTATCTTGAACTTGTTGTTAATAATAAGATTCCTGTTTATGATAAGGAACAGAAGAAATTTGTTGAAAAGGTTGAATATAACAATGCAACTAAGAAGGCAGAAGAAGAAGCAGCCACTGAGATTTTGCAAGAAAAATACGAATCAAAGGAAATTGTTAATGATAGTGTAGATGATATGATTGACAATTTACCATTCTAATTTGTTCTATGGTATCAATCCAATAACAACTTTATATTGGATTGATATCTTTTTAAAATAATAACTAAAACGTAAAATTTATGTCCAAATTATATTTCAAATATGGTCCAATGGAATCGGCTAAAAGTGCTTTGCTTTTAATGGAAGCATATTCGTTTGAAAGTCGAAATATTGAAGTTCTTTGTATGAAACCATCAATAGATGATAGGGATGGTGCAACAAATAAAATAAAATCAAGGGTTGGTTTGGAAAAGGAATGTATTGTTATATATCCCGATTACAATATTTTTGAAATTGTAAAGAAAATTTTGAATGAGGGAAGAAATATACAATGGATTTTGGTTGATGAAAGCCAATTTTTAACAACATATCAAATAGAAGAACTTAGAGCAGTTGTTGATACATTTGATATTAATGTTATGTGTTATGGTTTAAGAACAGATTTTCAGACAAAACTATTTGAGGGGTCTAAGAGGCTTTTTGAATTGGCTGATGATATTGAAGAGATGAAAATATCATGTTCTTGTGGAAGAAAAGCAATTGTTAATGCAAGATTCAATCAGAATGGTGATATTGTAATAAATGGCGAACAAATACTAATAGGTGGTGAAGATATATATAAACCGCTTTGTAGTAAGTGTTATAAGGAAGAAATCAAGAAAATAAGTTAAATGTAAAATAAATTTTAAAAAATTAAGATTATGACAAAGCAAGCAATTAAAAAGGGTGTAATGACAAAAAAAGCAAGTTTATCTGCATTTAAAGAAAAGACAGGAATCAGTTCTGCAAGTGCAATTACAAATACAAGTGTTAGTAATGCAAATAAAGCACAGACATGGATTTTGATGCCAAAAGCATTTCAAGAAGCAACAAAATTGCCCGGTATTCCCGAAGGTACTGTTGTTTCAGTTATTGGACATTCTAATGTTGGAAAAAGTACTTTAATTAATCATGCTATCGCTTCGGCACAAAAGCAAGGTTTAATTCCTGTAATTATTGATACCGAAAATTCATTTTCATTTCAATACGCACAGAATATGGGATTTAAGGCAGAACCTATATATGGTGATGTTGAAGTAGAAGATATAGACCCAGAAACTGGTGAGATAAAAACACACAAAGAGAATCAGATAGTTTATTGGGATGGTGATTTTATCTATTACAACAATAGACTATTGTGTGAACGTTTTGGTGATATTGATTATTCAAAGGGTGTTAAAACAAAAAATAAGAGAAAGATTGCTGTTGTTGAAGACGTTGCTTCTTGTATAAATGAGTTACTTGACGCACAAGATGATGGTGAGATTGAACAAGGTTTCTTGTTCGTGTGGGATAGTATCGGTTCTATTGGAAGTTATAAGGAATATAATAGTGGTGCAGGCACGGGTAAAATTGGTAATCCAATGTGGACTGCTGCTGCAATAAGTAGTGCTTTTAACCTTATTGTTAATGATAGAATTCCAAGTTCAAAGAAAGTGTCTTCAAAGTACAATAATACATTCTTATATGTAAATAAGGTGTGGATGGATGCAATGACAAATCCTGTTGGTCCTGCTATAATGCAAACAAAGGGTGGAAAATCAATGAAATATGCCACACGTCTTGAAATATTGTTAGGTGGACAATTAACAAGTGGTATTAAGAGATTGACCGCTTCTTCAAAGGGTGTAAATTATAGTTATGGTATAGAAACAAAGATAAAGGTACTTAAAAACCACCTCGATGCACCACATAATGTATGTTATGAGGGTAATATGATTGCTTCTGATATGGGATTTATTGCACCTGATGACCTTGATGCTTATAAGAAAGAACATATTGGTGATATTCTTAAAGAATTGAACAAACTTGCTGAAGGTAAATTCGAAATTAGTGCTTCTGATATTGAATTTAATGAAACAGAAGATGAAATTATTGAATAAATCTTTGGTTGTATGAAAAATCTGCATTATATTTGCAAACAAGAAACATTATATAATTAAAAAATGAGTAATATGAAGAAATTTTTGATTTTTAGTTTACTTGCACTCTGTATGAGTGTTGTTGTCGGTTGTTCTTCTTGTAAGAAGGATAACAAGGAGGCTGTTACTACTGATTTGAACGTTGAGAATGTTACAAATACAGATAAACAGTATATGTTTACCACTTATGGTGAGGATTATCGTTGGTTTGAGACGTGTATTCTTCTTTCAGATTGGCTTGATTCAGAGAATTTTGATGGTTCTATTGAAGGAATCTCAAATGTTTTCCAAGTTGTTGCAGAAAAAGATAGCAGTTCATATGATACTTTTGTTGTTTTGGCTGCACACACAAAGGATGCTGTAACTTATGACGTAAAGAAAGGTTTTTGGGTTGAAGATTATCCGTTGATAGGTGATAGTATCAAGTTGACTTATAAGGATGCGTTTAATCGTGTAATGGAAACAAATTCACCGAAGCCACACACAAAGAATTGTGTATTGCGCAAGCCTGTTGGACCTGCTGAGTGTAATCCTCAATATGTATTTGGTAATATTCGTGTACAACTTTGGGTTGATGCTGTAACTGGTGAAGTAAAGAATAGTAATCCTGCTTTTCCAGAAGAAAAAGGCTTCAAAATGCCACTTGGAGAATGGCCTTGATAATATGATTTAACTTAAATAAGTTCACCAAGTAAGACCTAACTTACTAAGAACCTTGGAAGACCTACCAGGAGAAAATAACAGGTGAAGTTTGACGGGTAGTGCTGTGAACATTAGTCGGGGAGGCAAGGTGAACTTTTATTTATTATTATTAATGTAAAAAAAAATTAAAAAACTATGAAAGTACAATTGATTAATGTAGCAGAGTATGACATCAAAGATGGTAAAACAACTGACATTCCGTTTGGAACATTTGTAAATTTATGTGGAAATGTTGGTCAGAACACAACAATACCATTACCAAGAGTTCGTTTGTTTAAAAGTATGGACGAATTTAAGAATTTAACAATGCAAGAAATGGAAACTCTTGAACAGGAGGAGAGTGTAAAAGTTCTTCCAAATGGTCAGTTTCTTGTGTTTCTTAGAGGAAAAAATAAAGAAAAGGAAATTAAATCAATTAAGAGTAATGCCACAACCGATACCCAAGAAGATAAGGGAGAGTAAACCAGAATTGTGTCAAAAGACATTTAATACACTACTGATTGATGGTTCTAATGTATTAGAATTATCCTCACTTGGTGACAATACGGTTTCAAGTAGTGGAATGCCTATTGGTGGTGTTTTTCAGTTTCTTTTACAACTGAAAATGTTACTTCAAAAAGGTAATTTCAGATATGTGTATGTGTTTTGGGATGGAAAAAATAGTGGTCAGTTAAGATTTAATCTGAATAGAGAATATAAAGCAAATCGTGATAAAGATTTTGAGGAAGAAGGTCTTTCTGACTATATGAAGGAAGTGAATAAAAGAATCGGTTATATGTATGACCGCTTTGTTAAGAAAGAAGACCCAATCAAACTTCAAGAAAGACAAAAGCACAAGGAAATATTCTATTGGCAACGTGACATTATAATGGAAATGTTGGAAGAATTGTTTGTAAGACAATGTGTTTGTGACGAAACAGAAGCAGATGATTTTATTGGTTATTATGTTTCCCATAAAAAGCCAAATGAAAAGATTGTTATTGTGTCGAATGATAGAGATTTAACACAACTTATTGCGGAAGATGTAATAGTTTACGTTCAGTCAATGAAAGCATTCGTCAATACAAAAAATCATACAGACATTATGGGTTATAATTACCAAAATGTAGTTTTGAAGAAGATGCTCTGTGGTGATACTTCTGATAATATTAAGGGTATTAAAGGTCTTGGAGAAAAAACTTTGCTTACAAACTTTGAAGAAATTAAAAAAAGAAAGGTTACTTTGGAAGAGGTAATAG